ACTCCGAGAACCTTGCAATGTTCTCATTTAATTGTGTATATAATGTAATTTAATGGGAGTGTCAAGTGCCTAATGTATTAAACATCATAGTTTCTACACATTTTACTTCATAATAAAACTGTTCAATGCCATTTCTTAATGCCCACTGCTCCGTGTACACAGATTTAAGCTCTTTCTTTACTATACATTCTTGCTCGGAATAAGTAATCTCACTAATGTGTTTAATACCTGGACTGTCGGGTAAAGATAAAAATACAAATAATACCCAAATCTTAATCACCAGCGTCGCCCCAGTTGTCGCCACATTCTACATCTACTTTGTTTGGCACTTGTAATTCAATTGCATGTTCCATGATCTCTTTAATCTTAGACTTATCTTTGTCGCTTGCAACAGAAAAATCTAATTCATCATGTACTTGAATGTGTGCCAAGTAGCCTTGTTTAGACAACTCGAGCATTGCTTTCTTTGTTTGATCAGCTGCAGACCCTTGTATTAAGCGGTTTAACGCTTTGTAGGTCCAAGCTCTTTTAATAACATGTTCACCGTATTCTCTTTGTGCTTCTGCTAACGGCAGTGCTTTTTTGCCCCACTCATTAGATGGTTCCCACAAATCGAAACGACACCTTCTACCTTCTATCGTCGATAGAAAACCTTTATCACCTGCTTTACGCATTGTATCCATCATTAATTTTTTTACAAACGGTACACGCTCATGATAACCAGCTAACAAATCTTCTGCTGTTTCTTGGTCAACTCCAAGTTGTGACATGAGCTTACCTTTGCCCATGCCGTAAAACAAACCAAGGTTTATTGTCTTTGCCTGTTTACGAGGGATGTCTGCTAGGTCGGATACCATCTGGTGAAAGTCTGTGCTGTCATCTTTTTGATACGAGTCTACAAATTTATTTGCGCCCATGTAATTTTTTAAACTAGCATAGTGCACCACGAGCCGTGGTTCTTGCTGTGAGTAATCAAAGATACCCCACTGACAATCTTTTTCAGGGATAAATATACTTCTGATCAGTGGGCCGAGAATAGCGTGTCGTGCAGGTATTTGCTGTAAGTTCGGATTACTGTAACTAAATCTACCTGTTACTGTTCCGCCTTCGTCTGAACGCATCTGGTGGATCTCAGCGTGAATCCTCCCACGGTGCGAATGCTTGAGGATCGTATCGATGAAGGTCGTTCTCGCTTTATTAATCTCTCGACATTCAACAACCATCTTGGCAAGCGGGCTGTCATGAGTCGCAAGAAAGTTCTTGTCAAACTTTGGTTTCCCCGTTGGTGTAGTATCAAATGCCAGGTTAAGTTTCTCGAATGCCTTTGCAACACTTGCAGCGGCCCATACTTCGACGTCAACGCCAGTAAGTTTTTTAATAGATCGTAAGATTTTATTTTCTTTATCAAGTAAATCATTTTTAATCCTATCGGCTTTATCAAGGTCAACCCTAACGCCCTTTTGTTTCATGTCAAATAAAACTGGAAATAGGTCCGTTTCTAGCTCAAAAATGTTCGATAAGTTTTGACGTACAATTTCTGTACGTAAATGATGCCACAAGCGTAGCGTTACAGCTGCATCTTGTTCAGCGTATTCTCCTACATGTGAGGCAGGAAGCTTCCATAGTTCTGCCTTAGGATCAAGGCCCCACATCTTTGCTGCTTCGTAGAGTTGTGCTTCAGATTTCGATTCTTGTAGATAGTCTTTACTTAATGTGTTTAGATCGAATCTAAACCTATTCTCATCTACGAGAGGTGCAGCAATAAGAGTGTCTATTATTTTACCTTTAATGTCAACACCCATCGCTTTTAACCAGCCTACATCATAGAAAGCATTATGAAAAATATAGTTTTTATCTTCGTAGCTACATTGTTTTTTAATCCATTTAGTAACAATAGCTTTATCCATGTTGGGTGGTGTGTCGTGAGCAATTGGGTAGTAACCACACCACCCTTCGACTGCAACGGCTATGCCCACAACCTCACCATCTTTACGAATATAACCTGGTCCTTTGTCCTTGATACCAGGGTCTCGTGTCTCTAAATCTATAGCTATCTCGTCGTAACCAGATAGGTCAGGAAAATGATCTGGCATAACCCATTCACTAGGCATGCGGTGTACTTTAGGAAACCAATTAGGTTGTTCTTTCACGTTTCCTCCTTCTGTTTTGCATGCGTCGGTAAACATCTTTCCAATCTTTTTCTACACCCAGTCTAACAAGATGCTTTGCAGCAGCTTTATCAAGTTTATCAAAAAACTCTTTGTTAACTGGCTTGTCTTTCATGGAAGAATATAGGTTCAAACTCAAACTGAGCCTCCGTTGTATGCACGATTACTAATTTCTTTTTGGCACGTGTAGCTCCAACATAAAAAACTCTGAGCTCATCATCACGCCCTTGTTGTGTATCTTTTGATGACTTGTAAGGTCCATAGGATAAGTCTGTTAATAGCATAACATTATCTCTCTCACCACCTTTACTTGCATGTATGGTAGAAACCTCAATACGTGGTTTATCATCTAACTTGTGTCCATCACGCATGACAGCACGTAGGTATCTAATTCGTTTACGTATACCTTTTGCATTCAATACATCATACCAGTGCAAAGTTTTTGTAAACAAATCACCACCGATGTTTTCACGCAAACCAAAACTATGTATGAGATTATCAATTGTATAAAGTTCTGTATGTGAACCTTTAAATGTACCATGTCCTCTTTTTATTCTTGTGCTGTCCATAAAACTGTAAATAGTATCTATTCTTGCACCAGAAACTTTTTCACCTTTTTGTAACCTGGTCCATGAGACGATGGCCTCGATAATTTTTTCATTTACAATTGACTTGCCATAGCATTTATACAGCCATCCATATCGATCTAATGATTCACAAACTTGCTTGACAATCTCATGTGTACGACAAAGTATAAGCCACTCACCCTCAGCCAAAGATTTATTTAAAGGTCTGAAGTTTAATACTTTTCTTTCACCCTCATCATCACGAGGATCATATTGTTTATCTATTCTATTGCTAATAGACTGTGCCATTTTTGTGGCAAGAGTGTGCACGCTTTTAGGCACCCGATATGATTGTGTCAAAGGTATGACGGTGTTATTAGTATCTTTAGCCATGGCTATAAAGTGTTCTATGTCTGCACCTGCCCAACGAAAGATAGCTTGATCATCATCACCAGCTACATATGTTTCAACAGGTTTTGATACTTGTTGTATCATATCAACAACCATCCACTGATGTGCGGATAAATCTTGTGCTTCATCTATGAATAAATATTTTAACATTGGTGGATTTTTTGTTTCTAAAAAACTATTGAAGTAATCAACATATTCTAACTTATGTCTATCACGTTTAAAGTTTGTAAGATCTTTATCCATCTGCATGATTGTGTTCCGTGCGCCGTAATCTGATAACTTTACTTCACGAAAAACTTTTTGTAATCTGTCATCATCGTTAGGATATTTTGCATACGCTAAATTAATTACATCTTGATAATGACTCTGAGCCGTGGGCATTGATATGTCTATACCGTTACCTTTTTTCATCTTGTTGACAAACTTACGACCAGTCTGATCAGATAACTCCATGTAATCTAACTCGTCCATGATCTCATGAGCTTCTAATCGTAAACATTTATAAGCGAGGGAGTGTAACGTACAAAAGTACGGATACATTTTTTTAAGCTCATTTTCACTCCAGCTCTCCCTCGCAACACGGTTTCTAATTTCTTCAGCAGCTTTAACTGTGAAACTAAAATAACCGATCTGTTTTGGATGTGCCTTACCTTGTTTTATAATAGCATCAACCTTGTTCTTTAAATAAGTAGTTTTACCTGTGCCTGGTGGACCGATAACTATGTTCCTATGCATTAGTATGGATCCTCTTCTTTAAAATCATTATCCTTTAATTTATATTCTGTGTCAGCAATTGTAGATGCAACTTTCCAACAGTGTTCTGGTTTATTATTTACACGTAATTTTGCCGTATTTCCGCCAAATTCTTGAAAGATTTTATATTGATGTGAGTCAGACATTTTTGTAAATCGTTTCATTTTTAAGAAATCACGAAAGGCTTGTGGTTTAAAAAATAACATACCTTCATGTTCATAGACCATGCCTTGCATAACATCCTGTCTGTCTTTTGCACCACCATTGTTTTCCAAAAATATTTTTAATTGATCTAAGAACTGTCCTTTGGCAGTGACCTCACCAGGTAGATGTATGTGATCACCCTCGCCCATGTTCTTTAACAAACCATCTACAATGTCTGCCCATATCGCAGGAGCGATGGGCCGTGGGCTTTCATTCGCTTGCGCTATACATGCTTTACGATACTCACCGTGATTGGCAAGTTGATCAAGTGATAAGATAATAACCTTACCATTATGTGTAACTTCATACATAGGATTGTCGGATACCCACTTCTTTAAACTTGTAATGTCATTAGATGCAGAGTTACCAATACCAAACTTCATTGTTTGACATCTAATTTTTTCACATACAGATTTAAACGTGGGATCTTCACAACGATAAAAATATTTTTTATCTTCTACTTGTTTCAATATTGTTAGCACTTCTCTACTAGGCAAAGGTGGTGAAAAATATTTTGTATTATAATAATCTAATTTACTTTCTAACTTTTCTGGAAACCTTTGTCGTAAGTATACACCTAATTGAAACATGGCCATGTTCCGTGACCCTTCAGCAAAGCCTTGTGAAGCAAGTGTAACTAAACAAGGTGGTGCGTTTTTAAAATCATCATTTGATTTTTCAGTAACAGGTTTTTCGATAACGACCATGCTGAGATTCGATACGACTTTACTTTCGTAATGCTTTATAAACATATCTAAATTATCCAATGCATTACCTTCATCATCTAACGCATACCTTGTCGGATACTCTGGGTGATTATACGGCAAGTTTAAAAAGTTACCTGTACCTTTTGAGTTCAGTTCAATTTGCTTTGGAAATATCTCACTCTCACCATAGCCTATCCATGCGGCTATCTCTGTTAATTTTATTTGCATATCTCTGGCAGTACATGGCTCTGTTACAAATAAAAATACATGAGCACCCCCACTCTTTGACTTACATACAACCAGCGGTAATTTCTTATCTTTTATTGTTTTAATTAGTTTCGTGTGGTTAAAACCATCATAGGTGTCAATATCTATAGCACCCCAAGTACAAGTGTTATCATCCTTAATTGGTATAATACCAAGCGATGGTTCTTTACCATCTAAATGATCAATCCATTTTTGTTCTGTAAGTGGCTCTTTTACTATCCAAGATTTTGCTTCAAGCTTACCAGACTCATTCTTAGAACGACTTTGTGTTTGTCCGTATGCTCTATCTAAGCCACTAAATATTTGTATAAATTTTTTTCTGTTGTCGTCCATAATCTTTCTTTTTCATTAGCGAAGGGGCAGATAACCCACCCCTTCTTTACAAGGAGTTGTTTAGTAAGGAGCTTCTTCAGCACCTGAGTTAGACTCATCCTCATGTTTGACTTTTACATCACCAGCAGCTACTGACGCACTAAACGCTTTCGCTTGTTGGTATACGTCTTGGTCATTCACAGGTCCAACTCGGGATATATCCCAACCAAACCATGTACCCAACTCATTCGATTCTGCAATCGTCTTCATT